TGACCCCCCACCCCCCTCTATATAGGAAGACCCCCCCATAGGAGTCCCATAACTACTTGTAAAAAAATTTTTTTCGTGTATATACTATTTAACATGACTATAACCGCAGAACCTGAAAGGGGCGTGGAGTTAAAACCGAACTTACCAGAAATGGATTTACGAGTTCGTGCAGAAGCCTCAAAAAATACAGCTAATGAGCTGTCAAAGCACGGTCTTGACCTAAATCCTGATGCTGAAGATAAAGATGTTGCTGCTAAATTAACAGTAGCGTATGCAGAAAACCCTGATAAAACCTCAAAAAAAGCAACAAATAACAAGATGGCAGCACTTACACCTGCTTCTTTGGTGTTAACTAACAATATTTTAAAGGAATTTGGGCAATCTGTTGTACAAAGTGCTGTTCATGTAAGGCATTTGGTAACTAATAAGCTGTTATTGGAGACCGAAAACCCTGACCCAAAGGTTAGAATAAGGGCTTTGGAGCTTTTAGGTAAGATTTCTGATGTCGGATTGTTTGCTGAAAAGTCAGAAGTTACTATAACGCACCAGTCTACTGATGATTTACGCAATAAACTGAAACAAAAGCTTGAAAATTTAGTAAAAGTTGAGGATACTGTGCAGGAAGCTGTGATAATAGATGGGGAATCACTAAATGTTGATGAAGAGTTAGGCATAAAAGATGCCTGAAACCGCAGTAGATTTTTCGGATATAGAAATTCAGCAAATGTTGGATAATCTAGACCTATATTCACCCGAAGAAGTTAAAGAAATAGATAAAATAGTAGATGAACTTGGTAAAAGGAAGCGTGTAGATAAAACTTATAACGATTTGATAGAGTTTTGTAAGCATATGCAGGATGATTATATAGTTGGTAAGCACCACAGGATATTAGGTGATTTATTAATGGATATTGAGCAGGGTAATAAAGATAGAATTTGTGTTAACATACCACCCCGTCATGGTAAATCACAATTAGTGTCTATTATGTTTCCTGCATGGTTTTTAGGTAGGAATCCTAACAAAAAAGTAATGATGGTATCACATACTACAGATTTAGCGGTTGATTTTGGTAGAAAAGTACGTAATTTAATCTCTACGGATGCTTATAAAGAGATATTCCCTAATGTAAGCCTTGCTGTAGATTCAAAATCTGCAGGAAGATGGAATACTAACTTTGGGGGTGAGTATTATGCTTGTGGTATCGGCTCTGCTCTCGCTGGTCGTGGTGCTGATTTACTTCTTGTAGATGACCCACATTCCGAACAGGATGTTATAAATGGAAATTTTAGTGTTTTTGAGAAAGCATATGAATGGTTTACTTTCGGTGCTCGTACTCGTCTTATGCCAGGGGGTCGTGTGGCTATAATACAGACAAGATGGCACATGGATGATTTAACAGGGCGTGTTACTAGGGATATGACCCAGAATGAAAGGTCAGACCAGTATGAGGTTGTCGAATTTCCTGCTATTTTAAGTACAGTCAATAAAGAAACTAAAAAAGAAGAGCAAAAACCCTTATGGTCTGAATTTTTTGATTTAGATGCACTTCTTCGTACTAAAGCGTCTATGCCTGTGTTTCAGTGGAACGCACAATATATGCAGGAGCCAACAGCTGAAGAAGCCGCCCTTGTTAAAAGAGAATGGTGGCAATTATGGAAAAAAGAGAACCCTCCTACCTGTGAATATATTATTATGTCTTTAGATGCCGCAGCAGAAACTCATAATCGTGCTGACTTTACAGCATTAACTACTTGGGGTGTATTTTTTAATGAAGAAACAAACGCTTATAACATTATCTTATTAAACAGCATTAAGAAAAGAATGGAGTTTCCAGAGCTAAAAGAACTGGCAATGGAGGAATATAATGAATGGGACCCTGATTCGTTTATTGTTGAGAAAAAAAATTCAGGGGTAGCATTATATCAAGAAATGCGTAGAATGGGATTACCAATTCAGGAATATACTCCTCACAGAGGTTCAGGAGATAAATTAGCAAGGTTGAACTCTGTGTCAGATATGGTATCATCTGGATTGTGTTGGGTTCCAGAAACTCGGTGGGCAGAAGAAGTTATTGAAGAAATCGCAGGATTTCCTTTTATGAGTCACGATGACTTAGTCGATTCAACTGTTATGGCACTCATGCGTTTTAGACAAGGTGGATTTATAAGACTACCAAATGACGAACCTGAAGAAACTGTTTATTTTAAAAGACGGGGTCAGGGATATTATTAAAGGATAAAATATGGCTATAGAAAAAGGAATTGCTCCAGCTCCAATAGGGTTGGAAGAAGAAATACAGAAAAACGGTAAAATGCCTGAAGCCGAATTAGAAATAGATATTGTCAATCCTGATATGGTTACTCTGGATGATGGTAGTGTCGAAGTTACTTTAATCCCAGGAAAAGAACTTAAAGAGAATGGTTTTGATGTTAATCTTGCTGAAGAATTGGAAGAAAATGTTTTAAACGAGCTTTCTTCTGATGTATTAGGTTTTGTAGACGCAGATATAGAAAGTAGAAGAGATTGGGCGGATACCTTTGTAAAAGGTTTAGATGTTCTAGGGTTTAAATATGAAGAACGAACAGACCCCTGGGAAGGAGCTTGTGGAGTATACTCTAACGTGTTAGCAGAAGCTGCTATAAGATTTCAGGCAGAAACAATGAGTGAAACATTTCCTGCAATGGGACCTGTAAAGACAAAAATACTTGGTGATGAAACAAAAGAGAAAGAAGAAGCTGCTGTTCGTGTAAAAGCAGATATGAATTATGAATTAACAGAACGAATGGTAGAATACCGTTCTGAACATGAAAGACTTTTATATAGTTTAGGATTGGCAGGTTCAGCATTTAAAAAAGTGTATTATGACCCGAATATGGGTAGGCAGTGCTCTGTATATATACCCGCAGAAGATGTAATTGTGCCTTATGGGGCATCTCATATAGAAACAGCAGAACGTGTTACGCATATAATGCGTAAAACTAAAAATGAACTTAAGAAGTTACAGGCAGGTGGTTTTTATAGAGAATTAGACGATTTAGGTGACCCACAGCCCTTTCATACAGATATAGAAGAAAGAAAGGCAGAAGAAGGCGGATATTCTCTTACTGATGATGACAGATACACAATATACGAAGTACATGCTGATTTGGTTATCGATGGTATTGATGATTCAGATGATGAAATAGCTAAACCTTATGTGGTAAGTATTGAGCGTGGAAGTGGCGAAATTCTTGCTGTTCGTAGAAATTGGGACCCAGAAGACCCTCTTTTTCTTAAGCAACAACATTTTGTACATTATGTTTATGTCCCAGGATTTGGCTTTTATGGGCTTGGATTAATACATATTATAGGTGGGTATGCACGTGCAGGTACATCTATTATAAGACAACTTGTTGACGCAGGTACACTTGCTAATCTTCCTGGGGGTCTAAAATCCAGAGGGTTAAGAATAAAAGGTGATGACGCACCTATAGAACCTGGGGAATTTAAGGATGTAGATGTCCCTTCAGGTAGTATTCGTGATAATATAATGCCATTACCTTATAAAGAACCTAGTCAAACTCTGTTTAATTTACTTAATAATATTACTTCTGAAGGTAGAAGATTAGGTGCTATTAGTGATATGAACATATCTGATATGTCTGCTAATGCTCCAGTTGGTACAACATTGGCACTTCTTGAAAGAACTTTAAAGCCTATGGCAGCAGTTCAGGCTCGTGTTCATTATGCAATGAAACAGGAGTTTAAACTTCTTAAGGCTATAATAGCAGAATATGCACCGATGGAGTATTCATACCAACCTCAAAGAGGAGAAGTAGGTGCTAGACAAGCAGACTATACATTAGTAGAAGTTATTCCTGTTAGTGACCCTAATAGTTCTACTATGGCTCAAAGAGTCGTGCAGTATCAGGCAGTACTACAAATGTCTCAAGCTGCACCACAAATATATGATTTAAAACAACTTCATCGTCAGATGATAGAGGTTTTAGGTGTAAAAAACGCAGATAAACTTGTACCTACGAAAGAGGACCTAAAACCTGCAGACCCTGTAAGCGAAAACATGAACGCATTAACTGGAAAACCTATGAGAGCATTTATATACCAAGACCATGATGCTCATATTAAGGCTCATACAGCGTTTATGCAAGACCCTGCCATTGCTCAAATGATAGGGCAAAACCCAGAAGCTAAAAAGATACAAGCGGCTATCCAAGCGCACATTGCGGAACATACCGCGTTCTTGTATAGAGAGCAGATGGAAGAACGTATGGGCGTACCTTTACCTGTACCGTATGCTGAACTAACTGAAGATATAGAAGTTAACTTAGCACGTATGATTGCTACTGGTGGTCAAGAGTTATCACAACAACACAAACAAGAAACGAAGTTACAGGATTCAAAGGCAATTGTAATGGTTATCCGGGCTCAAGTGCCACTGGCGTTACAGCAGCATGCGGACAATACAATGACACAGTAGTACATAACGATGTTGGCGCCAACAAAGTTGATTGGTCATGGTCCGGTACTGATAGTAATTACACA